GCCAATTATTGGTGATAAATTAGCATCACGATGTGCACAAAAAGGAACTGTTGGAATGATTTATCCACAAGAACAAATGCCTTTTAATGCAGATGGTATTTCTCCAGATTTAATAATGAATCCACATGCTATACCTAGTAGAATGACTATAGGGCAACTTATGGAATGTATATTGGGTAAATCGTGTGCTATTTTAGGAGGATATAGTGATTGTACTCCTTTTAATAATATTCCTTATGATAAAATTTGTGATATTTTAGAGGCAAATGGTTTTAACTATTCTGGCGATGAAATACTTTATAGCGGTATTACAGGGCAACAAATGGATGTAAAATTGTTTTTCGGTCCGACATATTATCAAAGACTGAAACATATGGTTTTAGACAAAATTCACTGCACAACCATAGATCACGACGTTTTGACCGTAAAAGGTTGGAAGCCTATAAATAAAATTACATTACAAGATAAAATTGCTACATTAAATTCATTAGGTCAAATTGAATATCATAAACCTACGGTTGTTCATCATTATCCTGATTATAAAGGTCAAATGTATGAAATTAAGAATGCTAATATAAGTTTAAATGTAACTGCGAATCATCGTATGTATATTTCAAAAACATATGGAAGAAAGCAAATATGGCAACCTTATCAATTAGTTGAAGCTAAAGATATGTTTGGTAAATTTTGTAAATTTAAGAAAAATGGTGAATTAGTTCAATCTGATTATCAATTTATATTACCTTCTATAACTGATAAAAATAATAATATTATAAGTATGAAATTAGTAGATATGAATTCATGGCTTACTTTCTTTGGTATTTGGATGGCTGAAGGATGTGCATCAAATGAAAATATTAAAAGATATGGAACTTTAGTTTGTATTCATAAACAAAGAGTAAAAGATGCTATATATCCAGCATTAGAAAAATTAGGATATACATATACTATTAGTAATGATGTATTAAAAATTATGGATCTTCAATTAAATAAATATATGGGAGTGCTTTCAGTTGGAGCAATTAATAAATCTCTACCAGAATGGGTATGGAAATTAAGTAAATCTCAATGTATTACACTATTAGAATCAATGGTTCTTGGTGATGGATGTTATAACAAAAAAAATCCAAATCGAATTATTTATTATACAAATTCTAATAAGTTAGCTGATGATGTTATGCGTCTTGCTTTACATTGTGGATGGTGTTGTAATAAAATATTACATCATCCTGCTGGAAATACTACTACTAAAAAAGATGGAGAAGTTATTACTAGCAATGCTATTTGTTGGCGGTTAGGTATTATTAAAAATAAATGCGAACCATCTATTAATCATGGTCATACATGTGAACAAGATATTCAAGTTGAACGTCTATATGATTATGAAGGTTCTGTATATTGTATATCAGTTCCTAATGAGGTATTTTATGTTCGACGTGATGGCAAACCAGTTTGGACTGGTAATAGTCGCTCGAGTGGTCCAGTAGTTCAATTAACTCGCCAACCTGCCGAGGGTAGGTCAAGGGATGGTGGATTACGCTTTGGTGAGATGGAGAGAGACTGTTTTAGTGGAGAAACTGGAATTTCTAGTGCAAATGGTTTATCCGTTAAAATTAAAGATTTTGAAACTCAAAATTTTGAAGTATTAGGATGGAATCAAGAACAAAATGGTTTAACTACATCAAAACAAACAAATTTTCTATACAAAGGAGAACGTGAGTGTGTAGATATTTATTTTGAAAATGGAAATAAAATTACTTGTACTCCTGAGCATAAATTATTAACATCTAATAATGTTTGGACAAAAGCAAATGAATTAAAAGTAAATGATACACGCTTAAAATGCAGTGTTAAATATCCGACAATTGATATTAAAAATGAAATAGAAAAATGTAATAATTGGTCATTAGTAGTTAGTAGTAATCTTACTCTTAAAACTAATACACAAGAAGAATATTTTAAATCAATGGCTTTTGCTAGAATTTTAGGATATTTAATAACTGATGGTCATATTGATAATAACAATAATTCAGCAGTAATATATTTAGGTCATCAATTAGATGTTCAAAGATTGATTGCAGATATTAAATTATTTACTCCAATTACACAAACTAATTTTATATATAGAAATTTATATTCTGTTAAAGTTCCTTTAGAATTTATTAAAAATATAATAAAATTAAAAGGTATAGTACGAGGTAATAAAGTTCAAAAACCTTCTGAACTACCTGAATTTATATTAAAAGATGATTGTCCCTTACCAATAGTTAGAGAATTTTTAGCAGGAATGTTTGGAGGAGATGGTCATACTTGTTATATTAATAAAAATACATTCACATCTATATCATTTTCTAAGAGTAAAATTCTAATTCATATTGATTCATTAAAAACAATGATGTCTAATATTAAAAAATTACTTGCTAAATTTGGTATTAATAAAATAACAATACAAAATCAAAAAGTAAATACAAGTTCTAAAATAAGAGAAAATGAATCAGATAAAAATTATGAAATTGTCTTACATCTAGATATTAGCGAATTAATACCTTTCTATGAAAAAATTGGTTTCCGATATTGTTGTCATAAGAATCAAAGATTAGAGGCAGCGGTATCATATATGAGACTAAGAACTAATGTAACTCGTCAGAAGACTTGGATTATTAATAGAATAAATGAACTTACTAATTATAAACAAAATAAAACGGAAAATCCAGATAAAATTGTTAAAACTGATAAAGCATCTAAACAAGCAATTGAAGAATTAAAGGCAACTGAACCAATTTTACATCCTTGTTCAATACCTAGTAATCATGATATTTTAGAATATTTAGTAATTGGTCGCGAAGGTGGCAAATTTGCAAGTTCTAAGTTTATAAGTTCAACTGATTTCTTAAAAAGTATTGATGCAATAGAATGGTTTAATATTCCTAAAGGTAAAACTGATATTGCAGTGCCAGACCAAGTGCCAGACCAAGCGCCAGACCAAGAACCTATATCTACAACACAGATTATAAATATAAATAATTATGGTGTCATAAAAGCTGATGAAGTTCTACCAACAATGAATCTCAAAGTAATTGATATACGCCCTGCTGGGATACATAAAGTATATGATATCCAAGTTGATAAAGAAGAATCATTTTTGGCAAATGGTGTTGTATCTCATAATTGTATGATTTCACACGGAGCTATGGGATTTTTAAAAGAAAGAATGATGGATGTTAGCGATATATTTACAGTTCATATTTGTAAAGAATGTGGATTATTTAGCATTGTAAATCCTAATGATGAAAATGGAAATCGTTCTTGTGGAGGTTGTTCAAATTATTCGCAATTTATGGAATTGCGTGTTCCATATGCTTGTAAATTATTAATGCAAGAATTGGAAGGTATGATGATTACTCCAAGATTTAATATTCATAATAGTTAAATATCTATATTTCTATATTTCTATATTTCTATATTTTTACATTTTTACATTTTTTTATACAAAATTATTATATAATAATTATAATTATATAACTATAAAATAATAGTAATGAATTCTATTTTCTTATAAATGGAAAAACAAATTAAAGATGAAAGAATTATTGTTTTTAGTGAATGTAAAGATGCAATAGACCTATGTAAATTACCAGATAATTTTATATCATTTGAACAAAAAAAAATGATTTATGCATCTGGTGATGGATATGGTGGTTATAAAAAACCTAAATATAATAATATAAATAAAAAAACAAATATAGAATGTTTTTCTCAATCACCTAATAATTTTAATGTTTTTTGTTGTCTTGAAATGGAAACAAATAATATTGAGTATTTAATAGCCAATCCAACACTTAATATAGTTTTATGTATTTTAACTGGAGATAAAAATATAGATGAAAAAACATTAAACTATCTATTTAATAATTCTATATCTGTAATTAGTACGGATGATAAAAGAATATATCCATCTGCAAAACTTTCATTTAATATGTTAAAAGTTGGAGGAATATGTGAAAACCTTAGATATGATAAGTTAATTGGTTCATTTAATCATGATACATTAAAAATAGATGAAAAAGATTATGATAAATATTGGGGTGAACCAAATTTTATTAGAGACAACTATAATAATTTAGAAATATTTAAAAAAACATCTGACAAATTTATTGAAGATACAAATGTAGATATTTATGAACAAATGTATATATCTAATTTAGTTGAAGAATTAAATAAAAGCACTAAATTATTAAATTCAGGAAATAAAACATTAAACTCACAAAAAATAACAGATAGAATATCTAGACTTAATAAAGAAATAAATGCAAGAAACGAAAGAATTGCAAAACTTTTGAAAAATAAATGGAATACTGAAAATAAAAATAAAAATGAATCTTGGAAAATTTGGCATAAGGAACCTAAAACTTTATCTAAATCGGGAGGTAGAATATTAAATAAAAAAAAATTATATAAATCAAAAACTAAATTAATTACTAAGTCAAAATTAAAATTAAAAACAAAAAAAAATGATGCATAATAAAAATTTATTCCATTGCATCTAAATAATTAACAAATTCATCATCTGTATCATTATTTTTATATATACCATTTTTCTTCAATTGATTAAAGAATAAAGTAAGAACATTATCAATTTCTTTAATTTCGGAATCTATTGGATATTCTACAAATGCCAGATTTTCAGATGATATAAAAGTATCATAAGAATTTATACTATTTAATGCATCATGAATAAAATCAGTAATAATTAAAGGAGTAGTAATACCCTCAGATGTAGTAATTGTAAAATTATCTGGAATAGAAATACCTATATGAATTCTCTTAGCAGATGCCACAATTATTATTAGTAGAATTTCTCGTGGTTGTTTTTTGGGTTCAATACCTTTAATTCGCATTTGTTCTAGAGCCATAGGATTTAATGGTTTAGATTTCAATTCCTCTAAAAATAGGTTATGAAACCATTTATTTAGATTATCTTTTTCAGAATAAACTGTAATTTTATCATTTGGTTCTGCATCTGGACTAGTATCTGGTTCTTCAATACAAATATTTTTATTAGTGCAACAAAATTGCGATCCATCAGTAATCATTTTTTTGATACAAGATAAAAATTCTTGCGATGATTTTTTAAATTGATTTGCAAAAGGATTCATTTTCACAAAATAGATTATAAATAATTATTTGCCAAAATAAAGTTTAATATAAAAATATAAATAAATAAATTCAATTTTTTTAATCATCCATAATTACAATATTTTTTTTTGTTAATTTTTGTTTTTCTATTTTAGCATTAGCATCTAATTTTGCATTATCTGCATCTATTTTATCATTTCCATTCCCTGCATCTGTTTTATCTGTGCCATTCCCTTTTTTTACATCACTATTTTTTTTTGTAATTTTTTTTCTTTTTGGAATAGCAAATATTTTTTTTTGTTCAATGTTATTAATTCTTTTATAATATTTTAATATTTTGTCTTCTTTTGCCTTTATATTATTTGAAAAGCTGAAACTATGTGATATTTTATTAATTTTATTTTCCATATTAACTTTATTTTACTATTTTATATCTAGATATATATTCTATTTTTTATACATATATTCTATTTTTTTATAAATATTAAATTTAGTAATTTAATCAATATAAATATTTATTTTATATTTATTATAAATATTATAAATATTGTATCTAGATATAAAATTATTATAAATTATTTAATTATATTACTATTACTATTACCAAAGACTTACCATATACATAATGACAAAATGTATTGGCTGGGATATTGGTATTAAAAATTTAGCATATTGTAGTCTAGAATCAAATATTCCAGATACATTTCCAGATACATTTCCAGATACATTTATTTTTAATAATCATAAATATAATATAAATAATTGGGCAGATATAAGTCTAGTATCACAAATTGAGACAAATTTACAAATATCTGGTGAGGTAAGCCATATTAATAATAACATAAAATGTTGTGCTAGTAATATTATAAAGAAATTAAAAAATAAACCGTCTAGTGATGATAATATAGCAACTATATGCAATAAAACTGCTTTTTGTGTAAAAGAAGAAATTCTGGAAGATGGAACATATCAAGGATTATGTAAAACTCACTTTAAAAAACTTGGTATTAGTAGGTTGCCAGAACTAACTGTAAATAAATGTTGGACTAAAGATTGCAATTCTAAACCAATTCAAGTTATTAAATCGCATATATTCAAAGGTCATTGTAAAAAACATATAAATGAAATGATTAAGTCTGGAACACATAATGAATCAGATTTTTTCAAAATCAATCATGCTAAAACTACTGCAAAAATTGATATTAACCAATTAGGTATTGCATTATTTCAAGAATTAAACAAAATTAAAGAACAAATAGTAAAACCAAATATTATATTGCTAGAGAATCAACCAGTATTGAAAAATCCAACAATGAAATCTATGCAAATGTTTCTTTATTCTTATTATTTAATGCAAATTATGAATGAAAATAATTTAGCTAATAAGAAATTGCAATGTTATTGTGCTAGTAAAAAATTAGATATGATTAAATTTTTACCAGAATCTGAACAAACAAGGATTACAACATTTATTGATACAGTTAATAATGCATATCAAAAAAATAAAAAAATGTCAATTATGATGGTTGAAGTATTATTAGCAAATAATAAAAAATGGCTAGAGTTTTTTAAGGGACATCCCAAAAAAGATGACTTGGCAGATTCACTATTAATGTCATTGCATTATTTTGAAAAACATAATTTATTAAAATTAAAAAATGAAAAATCAAAAGATGAAAAATCAAAAGCTAAAAAATCAAAAGCTAAAGCTAAATCCAGAGAGGCAGATGCAGAGGCAGATGCAGATGTAGATATAGAGACAGAAACTTAATTTACTTATTTACTTACTTATTTACTTACTTTTAACAAATTTATATCCAGAGAATGCATAGTATATAAATGCAAACATTAAGTATAAGGAGCCAAACATAAAGCACATTACAGTTTGCAATGAACTTCCTGTTAATTTATATGTAGCCATCAATAAAAGAATATAAATTGTTAATACAATTATAGTAGTAATAAATAAACTAAATTTTAATTCATCACTAATATCAGTAAAACGAGATATTTGTGAAGGAACAATATTCATAATACTACTAGCTCCAAAAGCAGTTACGCTTTTAATCATATCGTTAACTAGACTCATTTTAAATTTTTACAAGTTTTTATATATATTGATTTATTGATTGTATATTAAAATATATAAATATATTTTTTATAAAATAAATATAAAATATATATATTTTTGTAAATATATATTTTTGTAAATATATATTTTTGTAAATATATAAGTATAAAAATAAAATTAAAAAAACTTATAAATTGCGTAAATAATTACATATTTCTTTAACTGTTTTTAATTAGTATAAAGATAAAAATATAAATAGTATATATTAATAAAATAATAATTTATATAGAATTTTATATAGAAAATGGATTTATATGATATTGATTTAGAAGATCTTGATTTAAAAAGTGTAGATATTAATTCTTCATATAATAATACATCATCGCCAAATAATTTTAAAAATGTATCTTTTACTAATAGTTCTAGTTCTAGTTCTAGTTCCAGTAATAGTGCATTTACACCAAATATTGCTAATAAACCAAATTTAACTATTTCAACTAATAATAATGACCCTATGCCATCATTTAATAGTATTTCAAGTGATAAAGAGGTTGACTTTGGATTAAATTTATTAGTTAATAAGAAAAAACAGAGACCCGATGCAGAAATAAATAAATTAAATTCAAATAATCCAAGCCCAACATTTAATAAAAATACTTTTAGTAGTATAATAAATGATAATTCTATGCCACAACAGATGAATTTGAATGATACTGAATTATTGCAAAATTCTTTATTTGATGATAATTTTACAAATATTGACCTTGATAAAGAATTAAATAGTCTAGACTTAAATGATATTTCACCACCAAAACCCAGTATGAATGGACCCAGTTTACCTAATTTTCAGAGTTCTAATAATCTAGGAAACAATAATTTTAATATTCCATCAAACAATAATACAAATACAAATACAAATAGTGGATTTGGTAGTTATTCTGGTGGTTCTATTAATACTGGTGGTATTTCAAGTACTGAAAATTTATCATTTGAAGAAATTCAAAAACGCAAGTTTGATTTACTTTGCAAGTTTGAAAGATTGCGCGACAAAGGTGTAAAATTGCCAAAGACCTTTTCAATGTCTAGTAGTTATGAGGAAATGAATCAAGAATATGATAGATTGGTATATCATCGCAAAATGGAAAATAGTGTAAAAATGCAACGCAGAATGCTTGTATCTTTTGCGTCTATGGCAGAATTTGTTAATAATAAAACAGGAAATCCGTTTGATGTAAATTTGGATGGATGGAGCGAACATATGAATGAAGAAATTAATTCTTATGACGAAATATTTGAAGATTTATATGACAAATATAAGGAAAGTGCAAATATGGCTCCAGAATTGAAATTAGTATTTATGGTAGCAAGTAGTGCCTTTTGGTATCATATATCTAATAATATGGCTAAATCTGTAATGCCAAATATGGATATGAATAAGTTGTTTAAACAAAATCCTGACTTAATGAATCAATTCAAATCGGCGGCAATGGGCTCAATGAGTCAACAAGCCCCCGGATTTACAAATTTTATGGGAGCTATGGGAGGTGGTGGACCTCCAAAATATAATCCAATGGCTGGACCCCCTTTTTCTAATCCACGAGATGCGCCACCACGAGGTGCTACAAATATAAATTCTAGTGATGATATTGATGCCTTAATTGATAGTATTAATGGTTGATAGTAATGGTTGATAGTCTAACTTAAATTTATATTTTATTAGTTTTTACATTATATTAGTTTTTACATTAGTTTTTATATTATTTTTATTGGCTAACAACATTATTATTTATTGGTAAATTATTGGTAACTCTTTGAGGTGCATTCATACTACTAGGAATAAGTGGATTCAAAACCTCATATTTAGAAACCAATTCTTTTGCTAATAAATATTCTTCTTTAGTAATAGGAGAATTATTTTGAACTGGTAAAATACAAAATTGACTATTTTCATTAAATATGGTATTAACTAAAATAATAAAGCCAATTGTAATAACACCAGCTACAACTAAATCTCTTGTACCCATCCATAATACTAGAAATATAAGAAAACGTCTGGCAAACTTATGATTTAACACTTTATGCATAAATTCTCCTACTTCATTACCAATATAACGTGCTCCTAAATTAATTAATAATATCATCAAACCTAACATATATTTATTACCACTTAAACCAATAGTAGCTAATGCTAATACAGATGCATTACCTGCAGGTAATGGTGATGATTGTATATTTGGAGTTAAAAGATTTGCCATTTTTATTTTATCTCTATTATTATATAATTTAATATTGAATGAGATAATTTATAAATAAAAAATAATTTATAAATAAAAAATAATTTCCAAATAAAAAATAATTTATAAATAAAAAATAATTTATAAATAAAATAAAAATAAAATAAAATAAATAATATCTATAAATTTATGCATTAAGAGGATAAAATACTGTTCCGCAAAATTTTGCTTGTTCTCCAGAATATGTTTCACATTGTGCCAAAGGTGAGCCATAATTAGTTAAATTTTGTGGACTATTTTTAAAATCATATCTACAACCATTAATATCAAAACCATCACGGCTTGGAGTATTAACTTTAGTGATAAAATCAGAACCATTAGTATCAGCAATTGTATTAGTATTAATACTAGAAGTATTAATATTTGTATCTATTACTGGAGGTTGAAAAGGCATAAGATTTCCATTAGGAAAAGATTTAGTATTATTATAAATAAATTCAGATTCACTAAGAATTGAATTATTATTATAAATAGTACTTACATCGGCAAACCTTACCTTTTTTTTAGTATAATTAACATATACTGATAAATATAGAACCATAAATGCCAATATAATACCTCTAGGCATATCAATTAATATAATTAATAATACTAGAAATACCAATAGCATATTATTAAATGAATCTGTAAATAATTTTTTTAAAGCAGGTGCATTATTGAAAATATTATCTGTATATGTAATTATTAAAATTACAATTATAGCTAATAAAAAATTGTTAATATTGCAATAAGACATATTTAGATTTATTTTTAGTTTTGTATATTACTATATATTATTATTATTATTAGAGAATAATTAGAAAATAAAAATATATTTTTTAAAATATATTTTAAAAATATATATTTACTATATATTTTTACTAAGTTTGATATTTATAAAATAATCTGTAGTAATATTAGTAATTAGTAATATTTGTAATTAGTAATAATTTATAAATGGTTGAATTATCATTTTTTAATAATATTAAAGATTTTATAGATGAATTATATGAATTATTAAAAGAAGATTGGAAAAAATTTAAAACTTTTGTAAAAGAAAATAAAAACTATATAATATGGTCAATTATTGCTATAATGACATTGCAAATTACTGATATTATGAAAATTGGTTCATCTTTTAATATTTATTGTAAAAATAATAATATTCAATATGGTGGTTCTGGTGCACCACCACCAGCACCAGCACCAGCACCAGCATCAGCACCAGCACCAGCATCAGCACCAGCACCAGCATCAGCACCAGCACCAGCACCAACACCAGCAACACCTGATACAGATACAGGTGATAGTGAAACTAAAGATGTGAAAAGAAAACTTGATTTTTTTGATAAATTAAAAGGTAGAGTTAAAACTAGTGCTGGAAAACATGGTATGATGGGACCAGTATTTAATAATTTAGGCGGTATATTTGGAGCATTAGAAGGTATATTTACATTAGTTGCATTAATATTAATTATAATAGGTATAATATCTTTACCTATATTTATATTTTTAATAATAACATATTGTATTATAAAATATTTAGTTGGTAAATTATTATTGTTTTAATAATTTATTTATATGTATAAATTAGTATTGTAAAAATCTATAAAACTCAACATTTAACTATGGAGGATATTATAAATTATTTTATTGATAAAAAAATAATTATATACAAAGATGATACTAATGAAATAAAATTTAATAAATATATATTAAAATATAAAAAAATTATATCTATAATAATTTTAATTATATTACTAATAGTTGGATATTATTGTAATCCTTATAAATTTAATAATATTGTAAATGTTAAAAATATTGAAAATATTGAAAATGCTTTAGTTGGTGGTAGTAGTTTAGGTGAAAAAATATCTAAATCTAAATTTGTTCAGAAATCTGCTGCAAGTTATGATACAAAAATGGCAAAAGTTGGCGAATTTAAAGATTCTACCAAAGAAAGTTTAAAATCAGGTGCAAAAGCAGCAATTAGTCCATCAACTTATTATAATGCTGGTGCAACTGCAGCACGTTCATTTACAAATAATGCAGATTTAATATATCAAATTTTATATTCTATTGCATTATTTATAGTAATATGTATAATAACAATACCTGCAATAGGATTTATAATTGTAGGTATATTTTGTTATTTTTTATTAAAAAATAAAATGAAAAAACTAAAAAGCTTATAAGTAATTCATTATTGACGATTAAATGCATTTTTGCTTATACCATCAGAAATTGGATTAATACCAATTTGTGAATTATTGGATAAGTTTTGATATGATACTAAATCATAATCAACTTTATCATTACTTGGAACATATTTAAAATTACCCTCTGCAATGTATTGTTTACTATCATCATTAATATTTTTTAATTTTGTAAATATATCATTATCAAAATATTTATTATAAATTTCATATATTACAGATTTATCAAGTGGTGTTTTATATGGGTCAAAATCAACCTGTGATTTTATCTGTTTTAATATTGTATTTTTTGCAACATCATCCATTTTAAATCTTTCATCTGAACCATATGCATATGTAGGAATAGATGATTTTTCATCAACAAAAAATTCTTTGATAGCACATTTAAAAGGCGGTATAATTAAAATTATTAATAATATTGCTGTAAATTTATCATATTTAGTAAGTAATATTACAAAAAATAAATATAATATAATACAATATTTATTCATAATATAATCAGTATAAAATTTATAAATGCTATTACTTCTTTTCATTGTTAAAAATTGGCTAAATATATAAACAAATATAATAATTATAATACAATGATACCATAAAATAATATTTTTCATTTTTTTTTGTGTTTTAACTTATTAAGAAATAGTTAGATAAAAATAAAATTATTGTAAAGTAATTTGTTTTTTTATACTAAACTTTTTTTATCATATAATAATAATAATAAATATAATTTAAATCTAATATTATTATAATAATTTTGTTTCATTTTTTTCATTTGGTGTAATATATTTTCATAAATATATTAGTAATATATAATACAAAACTATAAATGTGTTCTATTGAAGAAGCATGGGCGGGTCAAACATTTGGAGGTAAACCAGTAGTATCGCAATCTGATATACATAAATCATATATGTCATTGCCAGATGATATTATGACACATAATAATGAATTTAATATGAAAACTAATAATGATAAAAATACAAGAGAATTTACACGTGATATAAATTCTAAATATTCAAGAACACCACGAGTTCCAAAAATAAATCGTAATTCTAATAATGCAAATATTAATATTTCATCATCAATGCCAGCTTATAATAATTATAATGGTATAACTCCAAGACCACCTTATATGGAAATATATGATAATGCAGAACCTGTTCCAGTTATGTCTAATGACAAGTTTACTGATATTGAAAATGCTTTTGAGGTTTCTAGTACTGTTAATAATTTTATGAAAAATGGTATGGTTCAAGAATCTGATATGAATAATCTACTAGATGAAGATACATATGAAGAACAAAATATTATTAATAATAAATTTACAAATAAACAAAATCAAAATAATTTTACAAATATCAAAAAACTTAATAAATATAATAGTTCTAATAAAAACAATTCAAATGATAATTCAAATGATAATTCAAATGATAATTCAAATGAAAATACAAATAGTATATCTTCTGGAGAAACACAAATAATATTAATATTACAACAACTGATTACCAAATTAGATAAATTAGAACGCGAATTACATAATAGTCAAACCAGAAATATGTATGATATTATTCTATATATTCTTATTGGAATATTAGTTGCATTTATTATATACTCAATGTGTAAAAAATAATTATAAAAAATAATAACAATTTAATTAAATATACTATCTAATTTACTTTGAAATAAATTTATATCATCGGTATCATAAATTAATGACTTTGATTCAGAATAATCATCAACTGATTTAAAATTTTGCATATGTGATTTGTTATTTGCATTATGATTTGCGTTTGCGTTTGCGTTTGAGTTATGATTTGCGTTTGATTTATTATTTGATTTATATTCAATATATTTATTTTGTGGTATATATAATTGTTTATTTATATTTTTTTCAACAGGTTTCCAAGATATATGTATTATATTTGGTATTGCATATATAATTTCAAAACCCTTTTCAATTAATTTATTCATAATAAATTGTACACATTCATCAAAATTATAAAGAGGTAATCCAAATACTACATTAGGAACAATATATGTACAAGTATAATCATCATACTGCTTATTTGTATTTAGAATTTTTTGATAACATAGATTTAATACTTTTTCATATATTTTTATTTTACGTTGTTCTCTTTCTTCTACCTCACTACGTAATTTATTTATATTAATATTAAACATATTGTATTATAATTACAGTGTAGTATAATTTAATTTTATCTTTTATTTTTATTTTGTAAATAATTACAAATAAACTAAATAAACTAAATAAACTAAATAAATAATTAAAATAAATAATTAAAATAAATAATTAAAATAAATAATTAAAATAAATAATTAAAATAAAATTTATATGTATATAATAACTAATATATAACTACTATATAATAAATAATAAATACTAATAACTAATAATAACTATTACATATTAATAATAAGTAAATAAAAATGAATAATTGGCGTAAAGTTTTATTTAACAAAGATGTATGCGAAGGTTCTATAACATATGGTGGTAAAGGAGATTTAGTATTAAATGGTACATTGAAAACAATGTCTCCAGTATCAAAATTATATTTCTGGGCGGCAGCACCACCAACATTTGGAACTAGTTTTTCTGGTTCTGGAATGCCATATTCTAGTCCAGAAGTAGCTTATGATAGAACACCAAATAAAGGTGTAGTAAATACACAGAATGGTAATTTTACTATAAATATGAAATATCCTAATGCTTATTATACTGGTTTAGGGTCACTCTATATTCCCCCACATGTAAATTTTAAGATTTGCGAAGATGGTAAATCAGATATATATTTCAGTGTTCAAATAGATGATGGTATACCATTTCGTATGCTTACATATCCTGCACCACCAACAAAAAAACCTCGTATATCTCCATCATTTTATGTAGAACCAGTAAAGGATGCACGTACTCAAGAAGCTATTTTACGTACTAGTGCATATCCAGAGACTAATACTATGCCAGATAATTTCTGGGGAGATCGTCCTCCAAGATAAATTATATTTTATTATTGGCTATATTGGCTATATTGGCTATATTAGCCATATTAGCCATATCTTTATTTGTTTGTTCAATTAATAATTCATATTTATTAATATCTGAATTAATCTTATTTATTTCAATATCGGCAATATTTTCTTTTTCAATTTCTAATTTTATATTATTTAATTGTATTGATAAATCATTATAGTCTTTGCCTAAATTACTTAAATATAACTTATTATTATTAATAATATTATCTAATCTTGATTTATCTTTTTCTAAATTTTCTAATATACGCAAAGTCATAATATCATATCTTTCTTTTGCACGTATTTTATCATATGATAAACTAAAAATTTCATTATCTAAATTTTTATTAATATCTCCAATTATATTATCTTCATATGTATCGTATTTTTCAAGCATTTCATTTAATATATTTTCTAAGTCTTCGCGTTTTTGTTTTTCCAGCTTATATTGGTCTTTATAACCTATAACTTTATTTCTATTTCTTTTATTATAATTATCAATAATTTCTGTTAATTTTAATGTATTTGAACATTTAAAATTTATATATTTTTTATTAAGCAAATCTAGTTGTTTTTGTTTAGTATTAATAATACTATCTATTTTTATTATTTTTTCAGAGAAAGATAAATTTGAATCTAGACCATTGCCATTAACATTGCCATTGCCATTGCCATTGTCATTACCATTGTATTCTGCATAATACTTATTTAATAATAATGTGTCATAATCTAGATTATATTCAGAATCAATTAGTAATTTTTTAAATTCTATTAAATTTCTAATATGATTATCTAAATTAATTAATTGAATATTGTAATCATTATCATTTTGTTGATATTTATTTATTTGTTGATGTTTAATTATTTTTGATTCTTTTTTTTTATGCAATTCATCAAGTGCAGTTTTTCTAGATGCATGAGAAATTATTTGTATCTGGGAAATAATATCATTTTGTAAATATATTTCAGTTTTTAAAAATTCTATAGTATTGTATAATTCTATTTTATCTAGATATGCAAGTTCTAATATTTTACTAAATTTGTTTTGTATTTCAATTGTTTGTTCGTCTATACGTAGTAGTTCGTCTTTATAAATTTGCTCTTCATTAATATTTTCTTTATTATATTTATCATCTAATTGTTTAAATTCATGAGTAGTTATTTGTAAATCATTTTTACATTTAGATATATTATATTTAACTTGCTTTTGATTATTTTCTGTTTCTGTATATAATTGTTTTAATTTTAGTAAATTTTGAATAGGTTCATTATTAGTTTGATTTGTTAAACTTATTGTAGCTTGAATATTTACTCTAGAATCTTTAAGTTTTCCAATTATATCATTATATTGATTTAATCTAGATTGTATTAGTTGAATTTGGTATTGTGTTTTTTTATTCATTTTGCAATGTATATATTTAATGTATATTTCTAATAGGCTTATCTAATATATAATTTGATATTTGATTTTAATATTTAACATAAATAAAAATAAAAAAGTAAAATATAAATAAAAAAATAATTATAAATAATTATAAATAATTATAAATAATTATAAATAATTATAAATAATTATAAATAATTATAAATAATTATAAATAATTATAAATAATTATAAATAATTATAAATATTCATTAATAAATTCTTCAAGTTTTTCCTTATTAGTGCCAATCATAGTATTGCATATTAAACTATTTTTATAAAATACAAATGTTGGAACTTTCATAATATTAAAATTATTTACTATTGTTTCTCTACTTTCATCTTGAATATCAATTTCATAAAATTTTACATTAGGATAGTTTTCATTAAGATATAAAATAAATGGTTTAATTTCTTTACAAGGACCGCACCATATTGCCTTAAAATATAATACAATTAAAGTATTTGGGTTTGATTTTGAATAAAACTCCAATTCATTAATAGTTAATGGTATATTGATAATAGACATATTAAAAGTATGTATGATAAATTATATGATAAATTATATTTTCTGATATGTTTTTATATTTGAAAATATTTATTGAAAATTTAACACATATAAAAAAATATTAATTAATTTATTTTATTTTATATTCTGTGTAATTATATTAAAGATAAAAATGATTTATTAATACAATCAATAATTACACATTCATTAGTATTTGCAAGTTTATAAATAAAATAACACCAACCCCATGGAATATATATCATATTACCTTTGCGAATAATAATTTCAATATAATTTAATTCCATAGGGTCTTTATCTAATAACAAAGTTGCATCTGAATTAGATACCATATTGACAAATGGTTCTAAATATTTGCATTGGTCTGGAGGCACAATAATGATTCTCATTTCACCAGAAATACATCCAAATAATTGTAAATAATTATTTTGTTTATTAAAAAATATTGCAGATGTTTCATCTAATAATACATTTTTTATATCAATATTCCAATCATAAGATAATGGTAAATTATATATATCAATATTATTTTTAATATATTCTGTATAATTAATTTTTTTATTAGTATGGATAGTATTTTTTATGTCAGATAAAGATTTTCCTATAAAATTATTAAATTCTTTCCAATAAAATATTTCCCTTTGTAAAATAAGTGGTTGATGATTATCTAAAAGTTCATAAATCATATTAGCATCAGGGTCAACAGTTTGTAATATTTTTAATTCATTATTTAATGTTTTAAACCTAGAAATATGACAATAACTAAATAATATTATTAAAATTATTATAAATGATAATATATAATTTATAATAGAGGAACTCATTTATTTTACAAATGTGTTTATTATAAAATATATTTATTTAAAAAATATATTAATTATAATTTTTTTCAGATTATATAAAATAAATATAAAATAAATATAAAAAAAACTAATTTAAACATAATATTTTATACTATAAATAATATAATACTAAATACTAAAAATTCTAAAATTCTATATTCTATAATCTATAATCTATAATATTATAAATGTCATCATCTACTGAACAAGCCCAATCCCAAACTCCTGTTTTAACAGGTTGTGTTAAATGGTTTAGAAATGACCTTAATTATGGTTTTATTACTGTTTTAACTGATGGAGAACATCACAATAAGGATATTTTTTGTCATCAATCGAATATTAAGACAAAGAAAGAATGTTTTCGTACATTGTATACTGGCGAATGTGTGCAATTTGAAATTACTAAATCCGATAACGAAAAGCATCCCTATCACGGTGTAAATATTTCAGGATTCAATGGTTGTATGCTACATTGTGAAAATCCAAACTTTGTACGCAATAAACGCGAGGGTGGCGATTCTAGTCGTGGTCGCGGAGGAGGTGGTCAACGTGATGGAGGTAATCGTGGTCGCGGAGGTCGTGGTGGAGGCAACGGTCAAGGTCGCGGAGATGGAAGTCGCCGTCAAGATAGTAGCCGTGGTAGCGGAGATGATGTAGGTAGAAGTAATAGTATTACTAATTAATTAAGTAATTAAATAATTATTTTAATTTATTTTTTAATTTTTTTTATTTTTTATTATAAAAGTTTTATATTTGTAAATAACCAAAAACTAAAAAGAAACACAAACCCAACAAACACATAAAAAATAGAAATAGAAATACATATATAATAATAAATATATATGTATTTCTATTTATATTTTTTATTTTTATAAATAAATATATTTATTAAATATAATAAATACATTATAAAAATGGCTGAATCCATAAATCTTACAAGTAAAAGTGGATTTTATAGCTATGCATCTACATCTAATCATAAATCTACCAATATATTTTCAAATATTTATTTAATAATGTTTATGATAATTATAGCATTAATTTTTATTGGATATGCAATATATAATTATATAGAAACATCTAGTGATTCAATAATATTAGAAAATAGTAGTTATTATGGTTCTGATATTTCAAATTATGAACCAATATTTCAAGAGAATACTAAAACAGTAAGTGATTGTATTAATATTTGTAAAAACGATATAACTTGCGATGGTATAACATATAATATAGATACACAAGCGTGTTTGGGAACTAAAAATGGTAAATTAAGACGAGATGAACAAAATAACTATAGTGCTTGGGTAAAACCAGCAGGTGATAAATTTAATGCTTTACACGAGAATAAAAATTTTGCCAAATCTGTATTGGTTGGTTATACAAAAATAAATAAAACTATTGATGGTCAAAAATTGCAAAATCCTTATATGTTAGGTTATTTTTGTTATTCTTTTAATATAACTATATATGATTTTTATAAGAATTATGGAAGTTGGAGACATATATTTCATAAAGGCAGTGAAATAAGTGCAGGTCAACAATTAAATTATCAATCATGGGAAAATTTAATAGTAGATTTTCCAATACAAACAATTGGTGTATGGTTAGCACCATTTACAAATAATTTACGAATTGCAGTTACAACTACTAGTTTAGCTAATACGTCATATGGTTCATATTCTGATGCATTTATACAAAAATGTGATATGCAAAATAATAGTTGTTATATTACTGATATGCCTAGTGGAAAATGGGCAGATAATTCAAAGTCTGGTGATGGTTCTAATCCTAAAACAACATTAGAAAAATATGTTGAATTTTTTGACCATGATTTGCAAAATATACCATTAAATAAGCAAATAAATATTACATTGAATTTTAGAGGTAAAGATGTA